TGTCAGTTCTACTGACTCTGTCAGTTCTACTGACTCTGTCAGTTCTACTGACTCTACCAGTTCTACTGACTCTGTCAGTTCTACTGACTCTACCAGTTCTACTGATTCTACTCGCCTACGACTTCTTTTTGAATTTTTGAATCCGTCTCTCCGCTCTCTCCATCTGCTTGATGGATCTGTTCAACTTCCGTTTGGGGTTGATCCACCATTGGCGAATTCCCCCGATAACAGCGAACAGACCGATGATGGCCAACAGGTAAATTGCAATCATTTTCTACGCCTCCTTTCTAATTTGTTTTGTAGTTTGCGGACCTCAACCCAGTCCTCGTGCCGCATCCATTCCGGACGGGATAACAGAGTCAGCTGACCCCGTGCTATTTGCATGGTGGTCTTTTTCAATTTGCGGGCGTAGTCCAGGACCTCCCGCTCCTCTTTTGAGTAGATCCCCAGCCATCGCCGGAACACTCCAAGTTTCCCAGTTGGGGGTAGCCCCAATTTCTCAGTTTTTTCCATAATAAACAATATTTGACCAGTAGTAAACAATAAAATTTCTCATTGTTTCTCACCTAAGTGATTGATATTCAATTGATTAGGTCCCCCAATTCTCCTCCCGAGAAACAATGTAAACAATGTTTCTGTGCACTCTATTTTGTGATTTTTCATTTCCTAAATTGGTCATAATTTTCCTCATATTCCCTATTCAGGTTTTCCTCCTAAATTATTGTTTACATTGTTTACAAGGGCCTAAATCATTGATATTCAATCGATTATCGAGAAACAATGATTGTTTATTATTGTTTCTCATTGTTTACTGCTGTTTTAATTTAAGTGATTGATTATCAATGGTTTGGTACACTTTCCATCGGAAAGATAAACAATAAACAATAGGGGTCCCCCGGATTTTAGGGGAGGGGCTGTCGAGATTTTTGCCAATAAACAATGGAACAATGGTTTTATCAACTTTTGGGGCCGGGAGTCCCCCTGATTTGTAAACAATGAAACAATGGTTTGACCAACTTTTGGGGCCGGGGCCATGGAAAAATTGTAAACAAAGAAACAATAAAACCATCAACTTTTGGGGCCGGGGGTCCTATTCCCCCGTGGACCCAAAGCCCCCCACTCCTCTCTCAGTCGATTGCGGGAAAAGCTCGGCCTCCGACTCGAGAACTTCCACCCCGACATAGACGATCGGCATCACCAAACCTTGGACCAGCTTCATCCCCGGCTTGAGGATGACGATCTCCTTGCCAACGTTCATGACGTGCAGATGGATTTCTCCTTGGTAGTCTTCGTCAACCACGCAGGCTCCGACCTGGAGCTGGTACTTGGTGGCAATGCCACTCTTGTTGAACATAATGAGAGCACACCCCCGGGGGATTTGAGCTCGAATACCCGATGGGATGTTGATGCTTTCGCCCGGCCAGATCTGTCTGGCTTCGAAGTCTTCCGGGATGTAGAAGTCCAGCCCGGCGGACAGACCCGTTCCTCTGGTCGGGGTCTTGACATTTCTTACTTTTACGATTTTCATTTTTTAAAATATTTTTCGAGACGAGCTCGGTGGGTTGTGCCTGATGAGAGTGATGCTCCTTCTATGAAATTATACCGAGTGTGAAGAGGCAGCTCCTGGAATGCCTTCTTGAACGGTTGACCATCCGATTCAAATATCTTGCCCGCGGGATTTCCGGGGGTGACGTCTTTCATTTTTCGAGACTTGATCCACCACAAAGCCTCTTCCCGATTTATGGAACGTATGGAAGGTCTAACAGACCCCTTACGGAGCGTCATTTTGAACCACTGAGCCTCCGTATTGGTGTCATCTTCTCTGAACCATACCCGGTAGTATCCAATAGCTATTGCCATAAGTTGTAGAATATTTCGTGACACTTCTTGCGGTACGCCATCGGGTCCTGTCGGATGCTCCGACACTTGAGAGGCTCTTTGGGTCGGTCGAGGATCTCCTGAGGCAGGACGTCGCTGAAAGCATCTTTGAGAATGCGCTTGTGAGTTCTGTCCTCCCGGGGCAAACGGAGAGCGAACCTGACAACGTCATGTCCCAGGAATGGTGACCGGAGTTCAACTGTGCTCCTCATGGAAGCCCGGTCAAGCCGAGGCATGTGGTAGAACGGAAGTTCCTGGAACACGTCTGAGAGCTGGGAGTCGTAGTCATCGACTCGGCGATAGCCTCCGAAGAGTTCGTCAGCTCCATCCCCGGTCAGGATGACCTTCTCCTTGACCTTCTCCATGAGTCGGAACTGGGGGATCATGGAGCCCAAGTCGATGGGGGTTTCGTTGTAGCGGAGACACCTCTCCAGGCAATCATCATCGGGGATAGGGCCAAGAGAGGTGATAGAAACCCCTAAAAATTCGGACAATAGCATGCCAAATTTTGATTCATTATTCTCCACCATATAGAGATTAACCCCCAGGCCCATTCGATGAAGAATAGAGGCAACTATGGATGAATCCAGTCCTCCAGAAACCAAAGCTCCGACCGGGACTTTAGAGTACATTGCCCGGCGTTTTACGGACTTCTCGACCAAGCCCCGGAGGACTTCGGCGAACTCGGATTTTGCGAAATGGCTCCGCTCCCCGATCCCCCATCTGTAGTAGTCCCTCCGGATAATGGTGGGCTTCACCTTCATGTCATCGAAGGAATAGACAGTATTCGGCATAATACGCTTGACGTTGTTCCATGGAGTTCTGTCATCCCAGTTGTACCCCCATTTGAAGACTTCCGACTGATAGTACCGGTCGAAGTCTCGGAAGTCCGACACCAACGGGGTTATCTCCGAACAGATTTCCCCGAATTGGTTGTAGTAGAGTTGCTTCTTTCCGAGAGGGTCCGTGAAGGCAATGATCTGCCCCTTTTTGTACCAGCATATTGCCCACATGCCATCCCAGTTGTTGGCTTCATAGATGATGTCTTCGAGACACGAGGATCCAAACAGGTCGCGGAGGTACTCGACGTCGCTGGAATATATCGTAGGATAGTTGTAGATCTCCCCGACGTAAAGGAGCCATCCGTTGTCTCCTGCCAGTCTTATGGGCTGAGCCAGGTCATCGCCTGGTTCAGTCTGAATGGGCAAACGAACATGACCGAGGAACCATCCTCCTTCGGCAATCTGGGTGAACTCAATGCCCCGATGCTTGATCTGGTCAATGGCGTTAGCCCTTCTTGCTATACTTATTCCGCACATATCACTTGAGTTTGTTTTTGAGAGCGTCCATGAGACAAACGATCCCTATTCCGATTATTACTGCTATTGCCAGCCCAATGATGATGGGCTCCTCACTTCCTCCTGCCATGTCTTTTCTTCGAATTTTCGAGGATCTGTTGTGCCTTCTTTTCGATCCAGCCGAGGTAGCATTTGCTGTTCATGTGGTGTCCGGACAAGAATCCCGAGCATTCCGGACAGAATATGCAATCATCATAGTCCAGATGAGCTTTAGCTCTTGCGTCTTCGATAGTCATAGCTTAATAGATTACCCATTTTGAAAGATCCTCGTTGTATGCATGGAGGGACCCAGCGAAGTAGTGCAGGGACCCCTTCTTGAGAGAGGGATAGGTGGCTGCGAGGATGTTGAACACGTAGTCCATCATGGCCTCCGTCAACCAAATGTCAATTGCGAAGTGCTTGAAGAAGTCATTGCTCCGAATGTAATATATCACGTGGAGCCGATTGTTTCGGATGAGGAACTGGTAGCTGACGGAGCAAGGTACTCTGGTAAGAGCCCCGGCTGTTGCCCGGGTGTCCTCCGGCTCGAAGATCATGACCATTGCTCGTCTGGAGTGCGGGTCGTCCCGGAGAGTCATGATGACATTGTCCAACTGGTGGATCTCGGGTCCCTTGTGGAAGATGTGAAGACGCTCCGAGTAGGTGTAGTCGAAGCGACCCTCCTGACGAGTCTTGCTCACCAACTTCTGCCACAAGTCCCGTCGGATTTCCCAGCTCTTACCCGGATTGACCCCGTTTCGGTCAAGCCGGTCGGAGAGCTCTGCTCGGCAATACTTCTCGATTAGCTCGGCCTCGTCTTTGAACATGAAGTCGAGCATCTCACGTTTGCCGAGATACGGCTTTGAGATGACGAAGCTCACCCCGATGAGTTCCTTGGTGAGCCGGTCGTCCCCGCTGAGTTCCTGGTTCTGGTAATGGTTGACCGGGACCGTGATGCCGGAAACCTTGAGCTCCCGATCCATCTCCCGGATCATTTCGAAACAGTCTTTAAATATTCTACCCATATCAGTATTTGGATTTAATGCGAAACAGATTTACTTGATACTTCAACGACCAGAGCTCCCGGACTCTGTCTTCCGTGACACCTATGCTCCCGAAGAGCATAGCGAACATTGCCCAGATGTTCCAAAGTCTCTCCTCGAAGACCACCAAGTCAACCATGTACTGAGATTGTCTCCACTCCCGGTTCTTGAGGCAGTTGGCAGCCAAACCTATTGTCTTGATCAGCTCCAGTATGTTCTCCTCGAAATTCTCGTCGGCAATATCCTTCCGGAACCCGTATGTGTGACCCCAAGCAAAGTCTGGGGCCATACCGTACAGCTGGTAAAGCTCGAGCATAAAATTGAAGGCATCGATCAGCTCCTCCAGCACGTGGTCCTTCTCGTTTTTGTCCTTGGCCTCCATCGCTTCTGTGAGCTCCTCGACAATCTGCCAACAGAGTTTCTTGAATAGTTCTTGATCCTCCAAAGTGTTGATGTCAAAGTTCGCGATGCGCTCCTTGAAGTATGGCCTGTACATGAGCTGGAGCTCCCCCTGGAGGGCATAAATCTCCTCCCAGCTCTTAATGAATGGCTTAAAGTCTTGTGTATTCATGGCTTGATGTTTGAGAATGGATTGTACTGTTCCGGATCTTCTTTGTGAGAGTAATATACAGCTATCCTGCGTCCCTCTTCGGTGAGAACATGTTTGATCTCATGCACCTCGATGGGACTGATCCGGATGAAGTCCACAGCCTCCGAAATGGTTGAGAAGTACGTAGGTACTACTCCCGGAGCTTTTAACGGCTTGGGTTCCTCGAGTTCGTTGTTGATGGCCCCGATTGTGGCTACCATGTCAAGGAGGTTGTCCTCCTTGTGCGCATTGGATTCACGTGCCATTTTCACTGCCACTTGGACCCAAGACACGTCAAGAGCGGTCAGAGGCTTACCGGTAATGATCGAGGCGATCTCTGCGGCCTTCTGGTTGCATTCCATGAATGGTCCGTATTGTCTCTCCTTTTCCTCCGACCGCTCATTGATGATTTGGTCAGCGTGTTTAAGTATGTTACTCATGATTTTTAGTATATAGGTTAGACCCCGGGGAGGGACTCGAACCCTCCTGTACCACTCCGGGGTGCCAAGTGGAGTGACGGCTCCACTTGGCGAGGAGTTCTGACTTACTCCTCAGCCGGTGCGTTCTCCGGCTCGTTCTGTTCTGCTTCGGGAGCTGCTTCGGGAGCTGCCTTGTCAGCCTTCTTCCGGCCGCGCTTCGGCTTCTCCTCGGGAACCGGTGCCATCTCGCCGAGCTCCAGGTCCTTAGAGTCGATGCCCTTGCCCCAGACGTGCCCGTCGTTGGTCTTGATGCGGTACTGGATGAAGTTGTTGCGGGGGTCGAGACGAACTCCGATGATGATGCCGTCGGTCTGCTCCTTGGTCTTCGTGCAGGTGAACTTGCAGAAGCGACCGATGTTGGCTTTGGCATTCTCGAGGTTAGCCTTTGCCTCCTCCGCCGAGATCTCCTTCTTCAACGGGCGGGGTTCCTTGGGCTCCTTCGGGGTCTTGGTCTTGCGAGACTTTTTCGGCTTCTCCTCGGCGACTTCGTCGTTCTCCTTGATGCCGTTCTCCGCCTTGTACTCTTCGGTCTCAGTGGCGTTGTAGACAGCGCCCTCCTCTGCCGGATGCTCCTGGGATGCTCCTCTCGATGCGAGGATGGACTGGATGGCGTCAAGCTCGTCACCGGTCTTGACCTTGGCCAACTTCTGAAGAACTTTCGAGCTGTAGCTCTTGTACTTTTCGATAAACTTTTCCATAGTGTTTAGTTGTTAAGTGTAGTGTAAAAGTAAGAAAAAATGTCCAATTAAAAAAATTTTTCACCAGAAAAATTGAAATTATTTAAATCCAATTCGACTGTGATTATGTCCAATATGTTGGAGGTCCTCATGCTATTGACTCCCAGTAGAGCCCTCCGGATCCCCAAGTCCCTCATTGCTCGCTTTGCTTGAGCAATGGCTCTGGCTTTGATTCTTCCGTCGGGGATAGCTGCTTCGTAGCTGTTGTAATCCTCGTCCATTAATTCGTAGTAATATCGTTTCATTGTCCTTTTGTTTGTATCACAAATACAATACTTCTGCGACAAATACTACGATGTTTTGCGATATTTTTTCATATATTTTTCGATCCTCGCTTTTACAGCTTCCATGAGAGCATCCTGTCCCCGGGTCTTCGCTTTCTGGGCTCTTATGACGTCCTGGTCCACTGTCTTCGAGCATACCAGTTTATTGACTATCACGACCTCTTTCTGTCCTTGTCGGTCAAGTCGAGCATTGAACTGCTGCTCCAGCTCAAGAGAATATGTCTGCCCAAACCAGATGATGCGGTGTCCTCCGGCTTGGAGGTTGAGCCCATGACCCCCGGAAGCCGGGTGCATCAAAAGAACCTGGATTCTGCCGGCATTCCAGTCAATGATGTCCTTCTCCGTTTTGAGTTCCCGGGGCTTATACTTGGCGAGAGCCTTCATGAGCCGGTCTCTGTCATGCTGGAAGGTCCAACCTATGAGGACCGACTGTCCCCCGGCGTCCTCAATGAGTTCCTTTGTGGCTTCGATCTTCAACGTGTGCACCTCATGGGCCACTCTCTGTTCATCGTACACTGCTCCATTGGCAAACTGGAGGAGCTTAGTGGACAAAGCTGCTGCATTGACAGCTGGTATCTCTACAGCGTCCCCGAGCTGATCAATCATGCTGAGAACTTGTTCCTCCTCGAAGGAGTCATAAGCTTTTTGGATTTCCGGGGGCATCTGGATCTCGACTATGTTGTCGATGCGCTCGGGGAGATCGAGGTAGTCCTTAGCTTTCATGCTCATGCAGATGTCCCCTATCTTTGAATATATGAGCTCCTGATTCTCTTTGGATATGTCGTACGAATATACAATATGCCCGTTTCTACGTCCTGGCTTAAAGTAGTTGTCACGATAGTGGGATATGTATTTGCCCAAGCGCTCTCCCCGGTCCAGGAGGTACATTTGGGCCCAAAGGTCCATAAGACCGTTGGGTGCCGGGGTACCAGTCAAACCTACTACTCGGGAGAGTGAAGCCTGAACGTGCTTAAGAGCTTTGAATCGGATTGACTTGGGATTCTTGAAACTGCTGAGCTCGTCGATGACCACCATGTCGAATGGTAGGCAAGATCCCCCGTAGAGCCCGCATAGCCAAGCCACGTTGTCTCTCCCGATGGTGTATATGTCTGCCTTCTTGGCGAGAGCCTCACGACGTTGACGTTCTGTTCCGACGATGCGAGACACTTTAATGTGCTTCAAGTGGTCCCATTTCTCGACCTCCTGGGTCCAGACTGATTCGGCTACTCTTTTGGGAGCTATGACTAATACTCGTCGGACCTCGACCTCTTTAAACATGAGCTCGTTGATGGCGGTCAAAGTAGACACTGTTTTGCCCAACCCCATGTCCAGGAACAGAGCACAGTGCGTATGGCTTATTATGTGGTCAACAGCTTGTAGCTGGTATTGATGGAGATCATTTTCGGTCATATTCCAATGCTAACATTTTACAACCCATGGTCGTGTCTATCACCTCGACTCGAAAGCCCATTGCTTTCAGTTTCTGGTGCACTAATGTCTGTATTTTTCGGGGCTTTTTGCCGAATGCTTTCAACTCAACGAAAACGACTTCGCCACCGGGGAACAGACAGAGTCGGTCGGGGAGGCCAGCATTGTGAATTGCGGGGAGTTTCAAACACCAGCCACCAACTCTCTCCACCTCAGTGACGAGTCGTTTCTCAATCGAGTTTTCGCACGTAGTATTTTTGCTTTCCATAAATAGGGAAATTTTTAGTAGACTTGCACGGTTCCCATTCGGGCATGCTCTTCAACAAGTCATTGATTTCTCGGGTCTTATACCGGTCCATGTCCTCTCTGTTCCGCCCAAGACATTCACACCATATCTCAGCAACACACACGTAGTCTCGGGGGGTGGTCCCTTTGGGGTTTAACTCATCGACCAGGAAGTCTCTTCTCTGGTAGAGGTCCATTGAGTCCCAGTTGTCCGGGAGTTGACGTTCCAAGTACGCCTCAATGATGCCTTTCCGTTCATCAGACTCGCTGTGCGAGCTTTGCTCATTTTTGGCTATTTTCTCGGCTTCATGGCTCAAATAGAGTTTTTCCTTGGATTTGTACAGGACAACTGCCTCAGCCCATATCTGGTCTATCTCGTCGTCCAGTTCCATGAACACGTCTTTTTTGGCATTGTTGGGGACCACGTCCACTGGCATGAAACGTCTGTTACCAGTGGGGTCTCTCAGGAATTCGCTGTCGTTGGTGGTGCCGAAAAAGACGCATTGCCGGGGATATATCTCAGAAGTTCTGGCATACGCTGGTCGGAATGAGTCTTCGGACTTAGATATGAAATGCTTCACTGACTCGACCTCCGCTTTGCGGAGACCGGAGAGCTCAGCTATTTCAATAAGCCATGCCCCCTGGATCTGCTCGAGAGCCTCCTTTCCTTGGACTGTCAGGAATGTATCGCTAAACCAGGATTTTCCTAATTTTTTGATGAATGTACTTTTACCGGATCCTTGAGGTCCTACGAGCATAAGCACAAGGTCGAATTTGACCCCCGGATTCATAACTCGGGCAACTGCTCCAACCAGCATTTTGCGGATGGCTTCGCGAGAGTAGATGTTGTCGTCAGCTCCCATGTAGTCAATCAGGAGTTTGTCTACCCGTTGGACACCGTCCCATTTGAGACCATTGAGGTAGTCCAGAATCGGGTGGAAGTGGTTGCGTTCAAATTCCAGAGCCATGGCATCGTCGATCTTTAGCGAGGACGTTATTCCATATACGCAACCCAGATAGTTCCTGACCCCGGAGTAGTCTACGTTCTTGACCGGCTCCGGCTTAACAACCCGACGCCACGGGAGATTCCCGAAAACGTACCTCTTCCCGTCAAAGTCGTTTTGTCTGAACAGTCTTTTGAACCGGGGATCGTTTGCAAATATGAGGTTGAGGTTGGCATCCGACGAGAGGTACGCTCCCCGAGTATCAACCTCCAGCTCCTTCATCCACTCGACGCTCTCAGCCTCCGGGTCAACCTCCTTTTCGACGACTTCTTCCTGAGTCCGATCATGCTCTGGATCGGCAAACTCGTATTTGGCACTGTTGATGTGGTCGTTGGCAATGGTTGTCTTAGTGTCTGGGTCATTGCGTACGAACTCTTCCATTGCTGACACACTTGGCAACTTCGACGAGGGATCCTTGACCTTGTCGTCAAGGTGGCCGAATTTGTGTATGCGGACCAAATCAAACGCATTGCAAAGTTTGCCACCGCACGGGTCAGTTCCATGGTGGGAGTAAGCGAACTTGTCCTCGTATACTATGAGACCAGCCGAGGCGCTGCCTTTTGTGTAAGTGTATCGGCCCTCCAATGCTGACGGGACATAGGTGTCGGAGAGAAAAGTCTCTATTGCTTCGGGGATGGAGTAAGTCCTACAGAACGCTCCTATGAGCCCCCTCTTTATGGTTGGGTCCTCCTGCTTCTTAACGGCTCTGTCGACAGCTTCGAAACGGGACGAAGCTGTGGGCCAAAGTGATGAGTCCTTCCAATCGGCATAGGAGTTGAGGACCTCGTCAGCATCAATCCATGGACCGTCCTGGACCCTAAAGTAGTAGTCCATGTCCTTCGGCGTAGAAGGCCAGAACATGAGTCGGTTGGTCTCGAAAGTTGAATTGTCGAAAAGGTCTATGCCGATTATCCCGGCAATTTTTCGGCTTATAGCCACATACTCATCAGCCGTGACTTCTCTGCTCAGTGGCATTATTAGTCGGTACCGGGGAGACGCATCCGAGTGTTTGTGAGTCCCATGCAGAACAGCTGCATTGTCAAACTGGAGAGTAAAGTCATCCCAGAGGTCTTTGTGGGCAAAGTCTAAGTCGAGGGTCATCAGCTGTCTGTGGACCACATTGGCCGGACTTCTTTTGCCTCCTCTCAGGTAGCCCCCGACATATCCGCCTACGTCCTTTATTTTAAGCTGGTCCTCCTTGCTTGCAGAAACAAACTCCTTGAATGTTTCAGTGGTCTTGTTCTCCTCCCCGAGTCGACTGACCAATTCAGACCATTTCAGTTTCTTGTTGCTCCATACTTTTGATCTTGCACTCAGTCCGATTGCAATATCAAGTTCCCCGTCGTATGTCATTAGTCTTTCTTATAAAATTTAGTAACGTATCCGTCTGCTTTGAGAGGCAACCCCATTGGCAAGCAATTCAGCCAAGGGAGGTCCTCCCCCATAACTCTACACATAGTTTCCAGACAATCCCCGGCTCGGTCTTCGTCTACCTCTGCAATGACTTCATCGTGGACGTGCATTACTATTTCGAAGTCTTTCATAATGCTTAGTCTGTACATTGCTTCGGCGAGAAGATCCCGGGAGATTGCCTGGACTATGTTCTCCACCAGTTTGCCCCCGTAAGTCTCTACCTCAGTCCATCCTACGGACTGGACCATGCCGTCATAGACAATGCCAGTCTGCCCGAACCTGTTGGGTCTCACCCGGGGATTTCTGTAGTATAATTTTCTCCCCGCTGGGAGGGCTATTGTCAGATTGGTCCCGTCATGTTCAAAGACGAGGCAACTTACCTTCTTGGTTTTCCTGGTCTGGACACATTCAATGGCCTTCTCGTTCACCTCAGCCCAAAGCTCAACAATTTTAGGATTGGCCCGGCGCCAAAGAGCTACAATGGAATACATTTCCTTTTTGGACAGTTTCTTCTCCTTGTCCATCTTCTCCATTGCGTTGACCGATCCCTCATATCCGAGTGCCAATTCTGCCGTCTTACCACGCTGTCTGAGGTCCGATCCTTTCGTAACCTGCTCAATGGGAACCCCGAACATGAGTGATGCTGATGCCTCGTATATCTTGCCATGAGTGCTGAAGACGTCGAGTCTCCATTTCTCCTGGGCTAACCAGGACAGGACCCGGGCCTCAATAGCACTAAAGTCGGCTACTGCAAACACTTTTCCTTCCGGGGCTATGAATGCTGTTCTGATGAGCTCGGATAGAACATTTGGGATATTCTCGTAACACATCTCGAAAAGATCGTAGTCTCCTCGCTTGACCATGCTTCTGGCGAGGTCCAGATCCTTCATGTGGTTCTGGGGGAGGTTCTGCAACTGGATCATTCGACTGGACCAACGCCCGGTCCTGTTAGCTCCGTAGAATTGGAATAGACCATGGGCTCTCTGGTCTTTGGCAGCGCAGTTGAGCATAGCAATATACTTCTTAGTAGAAGTCTTCGACAAGGCAAGCCGTCCCCCGAGAACCTCTTTGACCAAGTCGGGAGCATCCGGGGTATTTTTAAAATATTCTAGAATCTCAGGTTTGCCAAGTGCTGGGAACTCGAGCCCGAAGTTGGTTTTGAGCCATGTCTTGAGCTGAGCTAAACTGTTAGGATTGTCCAAGCCCGTTAGCTCCTTCATCCGGTCGGTCATCTCCTCCGTGTACACCTCATCAAAAGAGATGGCGTTTCCGGCCATGTCGAGATCGATCAAGATGCCCCGATCATTGATGCTCTGGTCTACGAGGTAGTTCCGACGTTCGAACTCCGGGAATGGGAATTGGTCCAGCTGTTCCACGATGTCGCGTTCGGCAATCACGTCATATTCGGCATACGTCTTGAACTCGTTCCACTTGTCCGGGTCGTCGTCCGGCATGTTCCGAGTCCTCATCCCGTTGGACTTAGTTGGCTTGCACGGGGAACAGAAAAACCGGATTAAAGCTTTACCTGTTGATTTCTTCCCGTGCTCCCCGAGGACCAACGCCTTGGAGAGTTCATCCAGAGCCAAAGGCAGTCCGCAATAGGCTGCTTTTGTCATTGAGCAATACAATTGATCGATCGGGATAGGTAGTCCTATACGCTTAAATACGAGTCTCTCAAATACGGCGTTATGAGCCCATTTCTCGATCTCCGGGTCAGTTAAAGCGGAGATGAAATAGTCGGGGAGCTCCTCTCCTTTGGCCAGATCTATCACCTGAACGGGAGATGTATCAAAGGCGAAAGACACTATAAGGAGCTGAAAACCCCCCGATTCTATGTATTTATAGGCGCCCGTGGATTTAATGTCCTCCGGGCTATATGTTTCCGTATCGAAATATAAGCGTCTCGGCATGTTAATTATTGTTAAATTTGTTGCTGGGCGGGGATTCGAACCCCTAATCCCAAATAAGACCCAGCATACCAACCTACATAAGGTCGTCGTCCCACGAGTTCTGGCCGAAGTCCTCTTCTGCCGAAGATCCCCCGGAGAGACGTTCTCCGTCAGCCAACTTCTGGAGGTTGTTCAGCCCGCAAGCAACGCCTTTGTTGCCATTCGTGTTGAAAACGTAGAAGTTGATCGACGCCCGGCCATAGCATCCGGAGTAGAAATCCTCTTTTTCGATGATGGGGTTGAGATTGACGTCCACGATGCCAGGACGGTTGTCCGAGTTGGCATTGACGAACATGTGCCCAGCATACTCCGGATTGTCCGGTCTTTCGGTGTCCCCGTCACGGAGGGGGTTCTTCCACGTCGGGGGAATCTTGCCGCCCAATTTGGCGATGCCTTCTTTGAGAGCCGTGTCGATGGCCTCCTTGACCCGAGACAGAGTTGCCGAGTCAGTCTTCGGGATGAGAATGGACACCGAGTATTTTGCTCGGTCAGAACCCTCCATCGCCCGGGGTTCCCATACGTTGGCGTAACTGAACCGAACTTTGCCGGTTACTACTTTGGTTGTTGCACTCATAGTTGTGAAGTTTAGTTATTAGAAAAATCGAGTTTTGCTTGTTCAATTCCCATTGCCGGACGCTTGTCAGACTCTGGGACGAGAGTGGGTTTGCCAGGAGCTTTGATGACGAGGTCTCCAACCAGTGAATCGAAATCCTTTTTGAGGAGCTTCTCGATTGCCGGGATTCCGGCCAGTTTGACAACTTGGAACTGATCCGGGGTGTAGTCGCATGCTGTAAGAACTTCCTGAACTGCACTCTCGTCAGTCCATTTCCGTATTGACCTTCCTTCGACTACCTTATACCCCGGGATCTTCTCACCCGAGATGGCTTTGGAGAGCAGGTGCTCAGATACAGCATTTACCCATTCTTGGAGCATGGGGGCTTGCTCGAAAATCTGAGCGAGCTCCTCAGTGGTCAGGAGTTCGGGCTCTTTGAACTCGTGTTTGGCCAAGTCCAGATTGTGGTCTGCCATCTTGCGACACAAAGCTTTGACTTTACACCACCTGCACCAGTGCCCGACTTGGAGTTCCCCCTCCCCAGAGTAAGCAAGAGCTGCTTTGGGTTTCACTACCTCCTCACCCCATTTGTAGAGGTCTTCGGGGGTAATCTCCCATGACGAGATTCGCTCCTGGCGGGGCTGAACTATAGTCAACTTCACCATGTTGATGTCGTAGACCATTTCAAATTTGGACAAGGCTCCGAGAGCATACAGCATCAACTGAGCATTGTTCTCAGCGAAAACCGGCACGCCAGTGCCAAACTTGAGGTCTATGATCTCCATGACCCCGTCAGCGATAATGCAAGCGTCTCCAGTGCCGAACCCTTGTTCGACCCAAGCCGAGAAGTCCAGTCTCTCCTCCAGAAGAACGAGAGCGTCTCTGGTTTTCCGCAGAGCTTCCGTATATTGGTCCGTTACGTACTGGCAATAAGCCATTACGGGCTCATCCATGGCCTCAGTGTAGAGGTCACTCTTCTTCAGCTTCCTGAGTTCAGCAGACGTAACGTCAACAGGCGTTATGCGGAACCTCGCTCGGAGGTAACATTCTGCCATCTCGTGAGCCAGAGTACCCTCTTCGGCATACTTGGAAGACTTACCAGTTTCCTCAACTTTTTCCTCCAGTCTGGCACTGGGGGTGCAGTTGATCCACCGGTCTGCCTTTGATGCCGAAAGCATGGCGTGCTTACGAGATGAGTGATTCGGGGCTCCCATTACGCAAGGTCTTTGAGGAATTCGTAGAACGCGTCGTAGTTTCTGGCATCCAGTCCCGTCACATTCTTCGCTCCCAGTTCAGTGAGCTTTGCCCGGATGGTTTCGCGGTGGTTGTCCACCTTACTTGCCAGGAGAGTCCGGATGTCCTGAATGGAGACAGCTGGGTCAGAACCCAAAGAGGAGTTCGCATCCATCGGCATGGGTTCGGGCTCCTCAGTCTTTTTGGGGGCCGGAGCTGGCTTCTTCACGTCCTGTGCAGGGGCTGATTTCTTGACGTCAGTCGTTTTGACTGTCTCGGGATTTGCTCCTATAACCTGACAGATCTTGCGGACCATTTCGAGATCCTGAGTTTCTTCGAGGTTTGCCTCGAACTTAATTTCTACTTTCATTGGCTTGATGATTTTTGATTATGGTGTTCAGAAGTTCAATGTACTTGCTGAGGGGTATAGCCGGGTCATGGAGAACAGTTTCATGAAACAGGGACCCGAGGTGGAACACCTTCGTCTCTCCTGTTTTGACTGATAACTCTGCTCTGTAGTTCCCGTTTGTCAGAATACAGGTCTCTCCTTTAAATTCGGAACTCCATGCTCCTTTGTAGAGATTGTCTACGGATACCCCAAGCCAAGCTGCTAAACGGGAAACTTGCTCCGAATTCAACAAAGTTTTTCCGTTGAGAACCCGATTGAGAGCTGCTCGGGGAAACCGGTTATCGGGGAACAGAATTTCTGCCACTTCTTGAAGCCTGAGTCCTCTCTGTTCAATTAATTCTCTGAGATTGATAGTCATTGTGTTGTCCATGTTGTTTATCCCAAATATAATCAATTTTCCCCTGATATTGAAATTTTTTCAATCTTTTTAATGAAAAATGTTTACTTGGTGAGGAGGTAGACCACCTGAGCAATAAATATGCTCCTCCTGCTGGGGTTGACCCGGGCATATACTTCTCGTAGAGGCTCAATGGCTTTCTCAAGCTTGAGGTCCTCTCCTTTCCTCTTCAACTCCTTGAGAGCCTTATAGACCCGGGTCCTTTCCTGCCATTCCCGAACTTCGGCTTTGTCGTTCCACCAACCAGACACGGGGACAAATTTTGAGCTGAGCACATAGGCAGATTTTCCATCCTCTGAAAACGGCTGTTGAGTGATGGCTCCCGGGGTACAGTTGGGGTTGATCTTCTTCTCGAACGAGATGGGCTCCATGTATGTAGGCCCCTCCCCGGGAAGCTTGTCAATTTTCATGTAGTGGAATCCGAACTCGTCTTCATACTTGAATACTACGTATTTTTCGATCTTTTTCATAGTTATTTGTTTAAGGTTCTTGCTGATATTCTGCATTTCTCGCCGAAGTAGGTAAATGTCTGACCGTTAGCTGCAATGTCTTTCAGTTCAGACTCAGTATAAGACTCATACTCGCCTTCAATATTGATTCGAGTGGCTCCTTGGGAGTTAGCCAAAGCTCTGAAGGAAGTGAAGACTCCCTCCACGTATCCCATTCGAGTGACGATGAGTACCGATTTTACTGTTCTCATAGTTGTGTAGGTTTTTGTTTGTATCCCAAATATAATACTTCTGCGGTAAATACTACGGTAAAATCAGCATTTTTTTCCGTTTGTTTTGAGAAGTCCCATCATGACAATTTCGAGAGGGTTGGGTGAAGCTGGTTCTGACTGTCTTTGGTCTTCCACCAATTTCTCCCACATTGAGCCAGCTTTAAATCCGATGAATGCCAGGAGCTTCTCCTTTCTTGTGAGAGGTTTGTCGGTTTTAATGCCTAACCGGTCAAGGATAGTCTCAATTCCCTCGTTGACAAAATCCGACTGATTGGTAACTGATTCTCTGTGAATAACTCCAAGGAGAACCTCTCCCACATTGCTGGGATCTTTCAGCTCCTTGGATACGATTCCGTTGTAATAGTTGTCCGATTTGGGGTCCGGATCTGCCGGGAGATCCCAGTTGAATTTTTCTTCCATGTTTTACTATTCGTTAATTCCATACTTAGCGCAGACGTATGCTTCGCCAGTCTTGAAGCCCATGCAGACGAGAAGAGCCTCTCGTTTGGTTAAGGTGTTATCCATGCCGGACAATTCGTTTGCTAACTTAACCATCTCCGACAATACTAAAGAAACATGACTAACTTTCTCCTCGTCAAGGCTGTCCACTCTCTTCTGCATCCTGTTTACGAGCTCTACTGCTTTGTCGGTGTCCATCTCCGGTCCGATGAGACTGGAGAAGTAGTCATCCCTGATAGCCGGCTGTGCCGGCTCATTCCATGCGATTTTTTCCATTGTGTTCTATTTTGTTTGTTGAAAGCCTTTTCGTTGGATGAGGTCCTGGAGCTCCTCTTCTGTGTAGCAGGTGGAGATGAACCCGTTGCTGAAATAGAGGTCGAAAGCACCCGAAGGAAGCTGGGTAACCTTAAGTCCTAAACCGTTGCTGTTAATGTAATTTGTAGTTGTCATTGTCTTATCCTTTTGTTTGTATCACAAATATAAGAAAAGTTTTTTGAAGTAAAAAATTTTTTGATTGAAAAATGAGAAAAAAGTTGGGACCCCTATTTTGGAGCCCCGGGAATTAAAACTGTTTGAACCCGTAGCGGTTGAGTTTATGCTCCAGGAGCTGGAATTTCATATACCCCATGTCCAACCCGGTTCCTACCATATTTACGAACGGGATTCGGCTGGTGATGAAGACCTCCATCTCAGATCCTCCGGAGGTCCTGTACCTATTTATGAGTACGTGCTCCTCCGTGAGGGGGTCAAACCTGTCTTTCACATTGGCCGCCCATTTTCGGGTCATCCCGTTTTTCAGGAGGATGGTCCTGAGTTCGGTCATGGTGTAGCAGAAGGTGTGGACTCCGTTGTTGAAGGTAAGGCTGAATGCCCATTTGAACTGCCCGGAGGAGAATTTGTTGATCTTGAGTTCGAGTCCTTGATTGTTGGTGTAGGTGATGGTTTTCATATTGTAATTTGTTTTTGTTTGTATCACAAATACAATATTTCTGCTGCAAATACTACGATAAAATGCTGAAAAAATAGCAGAGAAACAATAAATTTTTCATTGTTTCTCACCTAAGTGATTGATACCCAATGGATTAGGCCCTAAAATCACCCCCGGAGAAACAATGTAAACAATGATTTATATATAACCTTTTTATAGGGGGTCTTATCCTCTTTAAGAACACTATTATCCAATATTAGAACACATATTCCCTATTCAGGTTTTCCTCCTATATTATTGTTTACATTGTTTACAAGGGCCTAAATCATTGATATTCAATCGATTATAGAGAAACAATGATTGTTTATTATTGTTTCTCATTGTTTACTGCTGGTCCCTGCCACGGGGGCCAATATCCCCGGCTTGGGAACACAAAAAACCCGGGCTCCCCTAAGCCCGGGACGGAGTAGTTCCCTAAAATTTCCAGCTAAAGCCAACCTCATACCCCGATCGGGTCAGCTCGAAGTCCCGCACATAGGATATATCTACTCCGAAATTCCTGTAATATATGCCTCCTCCAGCCCCAACCTGCCCGAATGAGTTAGCTGAAGCTCTCAGAAAGGGGGACCATTTCTGGGACCTCGTTTCTTTGATCTGTTCTCGGATGGGGATATACTTGTACGTAAGATGCTGGAGAGTGTTGTATTGGACTGTAGCCTCCCAGTCAAATTGGCCAATTTTGGGATCTTTGAAGAATGTTCCAGCGTATTTCCTGGTCGTATTCCAGTCCAATATTGTCCTTTTTACGCTCTCCAGAGTATCCACCTCCTTTTGGTCCTCCCCAAAACCCCCTCCACTTGTGATTTCTGGGGGTGTTTGGGGAACCTTTTCCTCCTGGCCCTTATAGATATATATCAATTTGATTGGATTCCTAAAACCCTCCCATTTTGGAACCAAATCCGGGACTTTGACCTCCCCCTGAATTGGGGGTAAATCGACGTACTTTATAACTGTCTTTTCCTCGACTGTTTTACGCCCGATTATAAAGCCTATACCTACAAGAACTATTGTGCAGAGTACTCTCTTTAGTAAGTCCATATCGTGTCCTGCGGGAGGGTTTTAGAAGCATCTACGTGGATAAAATTCCCGTCGATGCCTATCCTCCGGATCCGCAATGCAATGGCTGCCCGGAGGATCTTCATCCGATTGGGGCCCGAGGCACACCGGATGTCCACTGCCAAACCTTCGGTGTGAGCACTGTTACCGGACCGTCCTTTGGCCTTATCGTGTTCTTTGGAACGATAAGCACAATTGAGGACGAGGGGGATGCCTGCCTTTTCACGGAGGTCATCCAGGAGATCGAGGAAGTCCTGGTCCATGTCTTCGATGGAGCAAGACGGATTGCATCGCTCGAATTCTTCGGGCTTAAAATACTTACTTGTCTTCATGGCATTCAAAATCTATTTGAGTTTTCTTGCTGACCGATCTCTCCATGTATGACCGGAGAGCCCGGAATATGGGATGATTCGAAATGATTGCGGAGTTCTCCAGAAAGCTCCAAAACTCTGTTCCGACGATGAAGGCAGCGAAGAAGTTGGCAAGGTTGAGACCCCCCAAGTTCGGGAGGACATGCACGTCAAGCATGTAGGCCATGCCAATACCGATAATGCTGAGCCCCAACTTCCAACACGTGTCCCACATTTTCTCGCTTTTGAACACATATTTTTGATGGGCTCGTTTGTGGCGCTTGTAGTCAGCAATATTTCCAGTTATGAAGTCGACGATAATGGCAATACAGACACAGAGGATAAGGACCTGGACCGGAGCTAAAAGCCCCCAAAACCCTACAATGCTCCCGCATATCCATTTTCCCGCTCTCATGACTTCCTCCTCCATATCTGTTAAACTTATAATTTATTACGTCCTATAATCATTTTACGAGACGGGGACTCCTTGTATTCAGTACATGGAGTCAGTAACCGCAGAGCTTTAAGGTGATTTATAGCCTTCTCGAGGTAGGCTTCCCCGATGTTCCGTGCTTCGTTCGAGCTACGGATGATGATGTTGTCTTCTACTCGAGTGCTGAATTCGCCATCTTTGTACCTCACCCCGAAGGCAGTGGGATTGATTGGATTGTTGACGATGAATCGGGAATACGCAATGTATGCAATGGCGATCTTGAGTCCTTCGCTTCGACCATCCCCGGAACAGCCACCATCATAATACCCGCCTTCCATGACGGCAGTGTACTGATCTTTTGTAATGGTTACGTCCCCGTATTGGAAAGGACCGGGGCCGGAAAAGTCTGTCTCGTCGAGCCATCTGTAGAGATTGGCTCCTATGGCATCCACCAGTCTGAGAGTCTCAGCCTCCCGGATGTATGGCTCCAGTCTGGCCGGATCGTTGATGTTCTCGGCTATCGGCCGAACATTCCGAAGGTCGTTAGAGTTGAGTATCATCGGGCATGAGTTTTATAATCTCCTCGTCGTAAAGCCCATAAATGAGCTTGAGCATGTTTCTCTTCTGAACAGTGGAGAGCATCTGGTCCCGGATAATCTCCAGTACCTGAGTCATGTTGTCCTTGCCAATTCTGTCTGCTATAGACTCGCCGGCATTGTAAGTGAGAGACTGAATAGCGAAGTCGGGATTTTCCAAAGGAGCCCACCAGTACTCAAAGATCGATACGAAAGTCTCCTCCAGCTGCTGACGCTCCCGTACTGTAACAGAGTTGTAGTACTTGTAGGCATTGGTCATGAGATCAGCCCCAAAGTTAGCCCCCACGTCAACAGCTCGAAGAATGGGAGGCTGCTTGAAGGCTTGACCAATGTTCTCCGGGATGACTCTCTGCGTTACTTCGAATGCTTTGTCATAGTTCTCTCCGGAGAACCTTATGAACTGGGGCACCTCATCTTTGGACTTGCACTGTATGTACCACAGTTGAGAAGTGTTCTCGTCTCCTTGAAACTTGTTGAGCTCTTTCTGGGTCTCATTGACTTGGGACTGATCTTGAGTCTCGTCCTTGATGTCTACCAAGATCCCAGCTGACAAGAAGTTGGAGCATGCGTTTCGACCGGCTACATTGGCAAGTGCTTCCTCAGTTCTCATGTCTGTCATCTCAGCGATGAAGATGGGGACCGGGTAAGAGGGACTGCCTTCCGAGTCTCCTGAAAAGTAGAGGATCTGGCCATTGTAGTTGTCCCATCCGCCAGCTTCTTCTACCTGGTTCAGAATAACCTCCGGATCCGGGTTGAAGAGGTGAAACCACTCAATGTCGGACGGGGACCACCGGGACCTCGTCTTGTCTCGGTGACCCCAGTCAGGATGATATGCCGTCCGGCCAATGAATCCATCATCGTCTGCCTTCGCAAGTCGGAGAGACTCGAACGGAATGTGGTGAATCGAGCTGACGCGGAAGTTCATATTGTAGTTAACATGGATGGCGAACCCGTGCCATAACGTGAAGTCTTTGCATACCATGCGGAGGATCTTGTCGAGCTTCTCCCCTTCTTTGTTGACCCGTAATTTGTAGATGCCGGGGTCTTTGAATCCGTGACCGTATACGAAGTCATTGTATATGCTCAAGCAGGCATTGCCGGTTTTTGAAGCCTGAACAATCTCGCTGACTGTCTGGGGAAAGTCGTTTGTATCTCCGTATGTTTGGATGCCATATTGTCTCCAGTCCCGGGATTCGAACTGAGGAGCTGATTTAATCTGTGCAACTTTCATACTGTCGTAATTTTAATAGTAGGAGGGACGGGAAGCGACCCCTCCCTGTTCGACGGGTCGTCCGATTCATGCCGTCAATGTTCGATCGTCCTCCAATCTTCGGCGAAGATGTCCTCCCATGAGGGGATATAGTAGGTCGCGCTTGCTTCCTTGCCGAAGTTTCCGATCCTCAGCAGCAGCACTTGATCGTGATAGGTCAGCGTGCCGTTAAGGGCCTTTTTCGCCTCTCGGGGCAGGCTTGTCATGCGCGGTACGACTTCAGCAGCCACGGTCTGCGGAATTTGTTTTACGATGCAGGTTCCGCCGGCCCACGCTTCGCGGGCAAGGAGTTCGCCTTCGTTCAGGCGTTCGATCATTTGAGAAAATTTCATAATCCGAAGTGTTTAAGATTGATTCGATTATTTTTATTTTAAGCAGATAGTTCTTCTGCATTTTTAAGGAATGAATAGTAGGAGGGACGGGAAGCGACCCCGTCCTATTACCAGTCCTATTTGGACCCTCCTTTTTTGGCTCCCTTCTTGGGAGCCTCCGAAACGGGATTGACTATCCGGTTGTAAGCCTCTTCGATCTCCCCGGCAGACATTTGCGAGTCTGCATAGGCTTCTTTGATGGCTTCCAGATCCATCCCGGCGTCGATGAACTCCTTCACCTCTGTGTCGATGTCAGCGGGTTTCTCCTCGGTCTTCTCCTCGGTCTTCTCCTCGGTCTTCTCCTCGGTCTTCTCCTCGGCCCTCGCAGAATCGAGAATAGCGTGGATTGCTCCCATGGCTTTGGAGTACTCATCGAGCTTGGCGTTCAGTTCGGTCTGTTTCTTGTTCAGCTCTTCGAGTTCTGCTTTCACGGACTCGATCTGCTTGCTCAGGACCTGAGCCTGGCGCTTCTTGATTTCCACGTCCTTGTCCGGCATCTCCTTGCCGTAACGTGCCATGAACTTCTCCAGCCGGTCGTTCAGATCTTCGGGGACCCGGGTGAAGTACGAAAGAGCATCCTTGTTGAATGCGATGTGGTACAAGCAAAGCTCCTCCGTGATGTTTCTCGGAGTGAGGATCTTGCTGAATTCTTTGTTGATCGGGTCATGGAGCAGAGTACCTGCTCGGAGTTCGTAATCGGGGTGTGCTACGTTTTTCATCTGTTGTTCTGTTATTCGTCTTAGTGCTAAGTCGGCTTCGATCAGGCAGAAGCCGCATCGGGAAACTGCCTTATTCAAAAAGTACCGAGAAAGTTCATCTACTTCCCGGTGGAGAGCGGGGTTCTTTTCCAACTCCAAGGTATGAGCCCTGTAGGCTTCGCCTCTCAGGGACCCATACTTGGATTGGTAAGCTCTCAGTCTTTCGAGCATGTCAGCCATGAGTGTTACCCTTTCGGGGCACCTACATAGGTGTCCAGAATGATGACATACTCCCCGTTGACATAATCCTTACGGATTTTTGCGTCGTCAACCTTGCCACCCCACTGAGTCTCTGTCTGTGCGGGAGTGCTGTTCGTGTAGTACAGTTTGGGCGGATTAGCTGCGGCTCCTAAATTGTTGGTGAAGATGTAGTTTGACGGAAGTCCTGATCCCGGGAATGTAACAGCCGGGTTCGAGGATGTGGGAGCCGGGGGCATACTCACTTTGGCGAATGTCTGACAGCTTTCTCGAACCAGTGTGACGGGAACCCGGTTTCCTACGAGCTCCTCAGTAGCATTCAGGAACTGTATCAGACCCTTTACCGTACACCCGGTGCTGCCTCCGGCAAGGAGCCCTTCGACCATGAGGTCGGTGGTCTTCTCGTCCGTGTTGAAGAGGCTCATCGGGAGCGAACCTTCCTGAGCGATGGTACCGTTGGCCAGAGTTACCTGGTAAGCGACGCCGTCGGTCATTTCGGTAGTGACCGTGATTTCGGTGAGCTCCAGACCCGAGTCCCAGCCATACACCTCGTACTTGGTGTCCCCGTTGTCGCCGGTATCGTTGTTCTCGACGATAGCGATGACGCGGGCATTGGTCAGGCCGTTTACGAACTTCTTGGCTGCTTCCGACTTTTTGAAGATCCGGACAACCACGTTGTGCTGGTGGGTCTTGAGATACGTGCCAGCATTGATGGTGTCCGAGCCAACTGTTGCGTTGGGCAGCGAGTCGACTTCGTAACCAGTGGCACCGGCCTTGAGGATGAGTGAAGAGATAACGTTGTCAGTTACAACAGACTTCGATTTGTCGACGTCAGAGTAGCTGAGGAGAATCACCCTGGCGGTGGTGCCGGCGATTGCCGGCTTACCACACACCTGGTTGGTGAATCCCGTTTTGATTTTAGAACAATCAAGTCCTGCCATTTTCTTAGATTTTTGAGGATTAGATACCTACCGAGAACAGATCCGGGTTGGTGAGCTTGGCATCCGCCCGACCCATGAGTTCTACGTAGACCATGCGGTCTTTGTACTCGTACCAGACCCGCATCTTCTCGAAGCTGTCGATTGCATCAACACCTACGCCGAGGACGCTCTTCGAGGTGAAGAGGATTCGATGAGGGTTATTGAGCTTCGTGCCAGTGTCTTCCGACGTAGCGATGATCTTGTCCCAGATGGGCATTGCGATGACCGGGATGCCGTTGAAGCTGAGAGCCTCCATGCCATTCAGCAGAGCCAAGCGAGCCGATTCAAGGCAGCAAGCGTCCATAAGAGACTGCTGATAGGCATCGTAGACCGACTGGGTAACGAGGATGAATTTGTCAGACTGCTGACGGAGCAGAAGCGGGGCACTGAACACGACCGACTGGATGTACTCCTTGGCCTTGTCCGGAGTAAGCTTCTGAGCTGCGTAAGATGCCCCGGTATTTTCCGTAATTGTTGCTCCGCGCTGGGACGGATTGGCTGTAACCTGCGTGGTAATCTGTTTCCAGAAACCGTTGATGATGGTGAAGAATTTCAGGTCGAGACCGTCCGTAATGATACCGCTGTTGGCAACGTTCTTGGCGTCCTTGTCGTTGAACCAGAACAGGCGGTACCAGAAGTCCATGATGGAGCGCTCCAGAACCTCGATGACGATGTTCATGTAGTCCGTGTCCGTGAAGTCCGGAATGTCGACGCCGGTGCGGAGAGAGTAGATAGTTGCCGACTGCTGAAGGTCAGTGTAACACTGGGACAGGAGGATCTCCCAGGTGCCGGGTTCCCATTTCAGCTTGCGGGTGTTGATGTTCCACGGCTGAGGAGTCGGGCTACACCCGGTGTTGACCACGCCGACCATGCCACCCTCCCCGATGTAACCCACCTCGGTGTTAGTGACGATGTCGGGGAAAACTGTATGAATGGAGTTGATGTCAGGACCCTGAATGGTGTCCTCCATAATCATCTCCGAGATTGCCTGAATGACCCGTCCACAAAAAGTGAACTTGTCCATGTCGAGGAATCCGCCGTTTTTAACTGCCATAGTTCTTAAAGTTTTTGAGTTTGACTACTTGAGGATCTTTTTGGCAGCGTTGACCTTCCGGAGCTTTTCGCGAGCTTCGTTTTTCAGGTCAGCTGCCGAGGGTTCGTGCTTCTTGCCTCCGGGCAGAACCGTCTTGCGATTCTTCGGGCGGTAGTTGCTACCACGGAGGTTGCGGAGTTCATTCTCCTGCTCCTCGATGAGGTTCGTTGCCTCGTCGAGCATCGCCTCCAGTGCTGCAACGCGGTCCTCGAGAGACTCGGTGTCCTCCATCTCGATGCTGGTGACGATGTTGTCCTCGACGGTAACCACCCGGCCGTCTTCCAGAACGACTGTTCCCGAAGTTTCGCCGCTTGCGAGAGTTGCCTCTACACCTTCGGCCAGATTGTCCTCTTCACCTACGGTCTGGAGAACGACCTGACCCTCAGCATCCAGATAGTCGAAGTTGGCGGGAGCGCCTTTCTTGCCATTCCGGAATGCCTTGACTTTGCTCATGAATTTTTCATAAGCGCTTTTTTCGTTTTTTGCCATAGCATTAAAAATTTGGTTTGTGTTGTATGAATTGATTTTGGAAATGAATCCCAAGTCAAGAAGTGATTTGGCATCATGGATGCGTTCCTCATGCATGACATTGCGGAGCCGTTCCCGGTCCTGACCTGTTCTCTCGACATACACGTCAAGAATAGCCTCCTCCTCCAGAGCAAGCTCCTCGGCAATGCTACGAGCATCGTCGGAAGTGAGCCAATCCCCGACCGGCATGTATACCCGATGGATGAGTGCCCGGCAATTCCTGTTTGCCGACCGGTTCTCTGCCGGAGCTGCCAACAGGATGCACACTGCCATCGAGTGGCATCCCCCGACAATATTTGTATATATCGTCCTCCCGCTCATGCGAAGGAGGTCGTAAATCTTGAAGCCCTCCTCGACAGAGCCCCCGTCACAGTCAATGTTGATGCACACCTCCTGTTCGTCGGGGTGTTCATCAAGTACCCGGCGGAAGGTCTCCACGGAGCAGATCTCTGAGGTCCCACCCCAAAGCTCCATCATGACCCGATTCTCTTCGGAGTCAATTGCGCCTTTTAAGTTGATGAATATCATGTGCCAAATTATTTCGATACAAATATAATTATTCCTAATAGATATTGAAATACTATTTGTGCTGGATTATTTAAAAATTAGCCCGGTCCTGGATCTGCACATAGTTAGCATCCTCTCTCCGGATGTCTTCGATTGTAGCAATCACCCTTACTTGACCAAATGCTTTCTGAATTGCTCTCTCCATGTCAAGCCGATTCATGGGTTCCGGCGTCTCAGCAAATGACCGGAGAGCATACCCACCATCTGACCCAACTTTCGTGAAGGGGACGCCGCCACCAAGTTCGTTTATTGCTGATAGGAGAGGGAGGAACATGCGGCTCGATTTCTTGTTGATGATGGTCTCACCCCCTTCAGCCTCGATGTGCACTCCTCCAGCGGCATGACTGGGTCCCTCAATATATTTACCTCTTGCGGCTTTCGGCAGAGGAGCTGCCCAAAGAGCTGCCATCTGGACTGCTCCCAAAGCCGCAGCTGCTGCAATGAACGGGATAGCCATGGGGAACCCCATTTTAGCGGATGCCATGATGGAGATGGCAGTATTGATGCCAATCTCGAAGGACCCCATTGCCCTCTCCCGGATAGCTTGTTCCCGTTCGATTTTGGCCAGTTCCTTCTCCTTCTGTTTCTCCATCTTGATTTTCTTCTCGTTGTACTGGGCCTCCGTGATTTGGCCATTAGCGTACATGTTTGCCAATGCCTGCTCCTCCCGGCTGTATTGTTCTTCTACCTCCTGAACCCGGCGCTCCCCGAGAGCACTGGCCAGATCGTTGAAGGCATTGGCGAAGCCGGATGCTATTTCTGCATACTCCTGGAGCTTCTCGATTCGCTCCTCCCATAGAGCTTCCTCGTTCTCAGCCATCTCGAGCTGGATCTGAGCAATAGCATCCTCGTTTCCTTGAGCTGCTGCCAACTCAGCCTCCAGATACCTTTTCCGGATCTCATACTTGGACTTGTGATTTAACTCGGCTTGAGCGAGCTCCTTGTCGAGGTCCATTTGCTGGAGACGGAGATTGTTGGCTCGGAGCTGGGCCTCCTGCTCATAGGTTTTCTCCCCGGCAGCTTTCCTGGCTTCGATTTGTTTCTGGAGCATCTCATTCTCGAGCTCCAGCTTCTTTCTCTCGTTGTCCGCTGCCTTTGAGAGATCTTCGGCATACTGTTCGTTTAGAGTTTGGTTGAACCGGTCAAGTTGCTGTTTGGTAGCGTCCTCGCGGATCTTTTTGATTTCGTCCTGGAGGTTTTGTTGGATCTGTTTCTCGAGTTCGGCTCTGTTGACCAGGAACTGCTCATAAGCGGCATACTCTTTCTGGTATTCCTCCTCGCTCATACCTCTCACGAACTGGGGAGGCTGAATGTTGGCCAGCTCCTTCATGGCATCCTGGTACTTCTGAGTAACCTGAGCAATCTGCATATCGACTGTGCCTCCGGAAGCTACAGCCAATATGTTTGCTCTCACACCCGCAAGGTAGTCATTGAGCTGTTTGGCTTGGTTCTCGTAGAACTGCTTGTCAGACCGAGCCATGGCATTCAGAGCCGTCTGATACTCCTTGTTGGTGATTTTACCATGAGCTTTCTGTAGAGCAAGACGTTCCCGGGCTCCATCCTGGGCCGCCTTGTATAGCTTTCTCTCGTACTCCATTCTAATAGCGATGCTCGTGGACTGGAACGTGGTTTGGAATCGGAGATCGTCTTCCCGGATTTTCTGCATGGCTTCCGAGTTCTTCAAAGCAACCTCCAGAGCCTTATCGGCAATGGCCTGCTGAGCCTCACGATTGGCTATTGCAGTCTCGAGAGCCAAGTTAGCAACTGCAGCTCCTTCATTCTCGATAGTCTGGAACAGTTCTTGGTATCGGCCTTTCAAGTCATCGAGTTCCTTTTTGGCTTCCTTGTATTTGTCCAAGCTTCCAGACCACGTGTTGAGCTCTTCCTCCTTGGCTGCAATCACCTTCTTCAAGGAGTCGAATTCATCCATTGCAGCCATCTGTCTTTGACGAGCTGCACTCATCTCAATCTCACGGAGCTTGTTGGCTGTTTTGAGCTGAGCTTCGGCAATCTGTTCTGACGTGGCATGATTGGCTTTGAGATTCTCGATTTCCCGTTTGCCCCGGATCTCCTCGGCTTTTGACAGAGTGTTCCGCTTGGTCTCGATCTGATCCAGTATATACGTGGAGGCTTCGGCAGCTCGATTGTATGCCTCCATTGCCCGGGTTGCTCTCTCTTGAGCTTCCGTGTTACTGTTAAATGCGTTCGTAAGAGCAACCACTCCAGCCACCAATCCGCCCACTGCCGCTGCCACCAACACAACAGGATTGGCAGCCAAAGCCGCGTTCCAAAGCCATGTGGCAGCTGCTGCTGCTTTGGTGAGGATGTTGCCAGCTCCTTGTACGGCATTTTTAGCAGCTATCGCTTTCGTCTCGGCGAGAGTCTGGTTGATGCCAACCAGCTGAACCAAATTGGCTGCAGCTCGGTACGTAGCCTCCGTCTTGGAGAGAGCTGCTTGGAGAGAAGAAAGTGAGGAGAGAGCCGTGATGATGGTTATCATCTTCGTCATGGTAGCATTGAGCTCCTCGTTCTCGCTCCCCAGTACCTGAGTGGCTGTGGTCCATAAACCATAGACGGAAGTGATTGCCGAAGTTGCATCCGTAACAGCGACCAGTGTGTCAATTCCTCGTCCGGTCTGGTCGATGGCTGTATTGACAAGGTCCTCTGCCGACTTGAGCTCACCAGCTCGCTTGACCATCTCCTTGAAGGATGCTGAACTCGTGTCCCCAGCTTGAGCCATCCGAATCAGAGTGTCGGTCAAGTCGTTGAGCTCCTGTTTCAGGTTATCCGTTGCTTTCTCGTAGTTACCAACGGATCGGCGGTAGTCCCCGAGTGCCTCCTCCTGAGCTTTGAGCTCCTCAGTGGTCTCTGCAATACGCTTGCCGAGTTCGGCTTTACGGGCTGCGTCCTGCATTGAGTTGCCCAGCTCTGCAAACTCGGCATTGTCCAAAGCCAGCTGGGTTCTAAGTTTTGCTAAACTTGCCTCCTGTTGGTTCTGGAGCTTAATGTTGTTCTGGATTTGCTTCTGGTACTTGTTCGCCTCGCTGTTGATTGCCTTGATCTGGTTGTCAAGCGCATAGTATTCTTGAGCATTCTCCTCAGTTACTTTGCCAAGAGCCTTCTGCTGATCCCTCAACTCCTGGGACCGGAGCTTCAATTCGGCTAACGTCTTGAGGGCATCCTCAGCTGTTACCTTGACATTGTAAATTGTACTTTTCTGTTCTTCGGCCATATCACATTCGTATTAGGTCTACTTTGGTTATCTTTCCAGCTTGGAAGTTGTTTATTTTCGAAACGTAGAACCAGAACCCATGCTCTTCCAGCCATATCGGGTTGAACAGGTCCAGACTTTGGATGTCGAGCGAGTCCAAAAGAATTTGGGTCTGTAGGATCTTTGGTCTTTTGAGGATATTGTTGATGAGCTTGCCGTAGTACTTAGGAACGTAGTAATTCAAATTTTTGAAATACGCCGTGTATAGTCGTACCCGGGTAAGGGTGTAGCCTACACTCACCTGGGGCCACATATAGTCAGACTTATTGATGTGGACTACCATCGGTTTACTGAGAGCATTGTACTCCCAAGTCGTCTCGGTCATTTCCCCATTCTCCATCCGGCCTCTATTGATAGTCCAGATCGGGTAGTTAGCAAGTTTATGAAACTTATTTGTAGTGTCCCAGTCAAAGAGAGTTTGGTTGAGTCCTGCCAAGAACCCAATTTGGAACAGGAGTTTGGTGGGCTGGAGGTTGACGTCCGGGATGCTGAACTTGTACGAGTCAGTAACATTGTTGTCCTTGTTGTCCTCCAGCTTTATCTCGTTGGACTGGGCATAGCTGGATAACTGGAAGGTAAGTTTTGTGTCCTTACCCTTTATCAGCTTGTCAGACCAATTCTTCCCGGACGAGCTTCGTCTGTTGTAGAACTCCTGAACCGAGTATGCTCTTGCTACTTTGGTGGCGGGATTCACGTCGATGGTCAGCCCGAACAGCTGGAAGAAAGCTTTGACTATGTCTCCCAAGCTCTTAAATCCAGTCGAGGCCAGGAGGTCATAGGTTAGCCCGGGCTGGGGCTTATCCCCCGGCGAAGTTTCCGGCACGGGAGGAGCAGTAATGCTGACCGGGAACCTCATGTCATACTGATTGACAGAGGGACTGTTGATTGTGGTGAGAGATCCGGACACCAGGATGTGCTCTCCTGCCTCCATCGGGATGTCGACCGAAGCGCTGCCGGAAGATCCAGACGACCAGGATCTGGTCAACACTATAGCACTGGTCCCGTCGTTCTTGTAATGGGTAACTTGGACTGCCACAGAACCATTCCGGATGGCAGAAATATTGGACCATGAGAAACTGAACGTGATGGTCGTGTCCCACAAAGTCATCCAGCTGAATGTTCCGGATACGGTGCCCATCAACAAGCGTCCAGCGACCGGGTCACTGAGAGTTACTCCGGGGTAGCCTTGCCAGTTAATACCAACTATCGTTCCGGCGGGGGGTTCCTGAATCCAGCCAGTCCCGGATGCTTTAGGGGCCTTGGGGTTGTCTGCCAAAACGGGGTAAGTGCAAGGCAAAAACATTTCGGCTCGGTCGACGGGGTCCACGTCGGTCTCGAGACTGTAGCCTGCTCGATCGAAGATCCATGTCACCAAGTCATACCAGTTGAGGTGGGGGTAGAACTTGTCCAACTCCCGGACTTGCCTGATTGCCTCCCCGGAGAGACCGGGGGGGATGTTCGGATTCTTCTGGAGAGTTGCATATAGCCAAAAATACAGGACTTTAGATTCCTCGGGGCTGGAGAGGTATCGCTCGGCCTGTCCCATTGTGTCCGTGTACCACTTGAGGAGGAACATGCCAGTCCCGGGATCCTTCGCGTCAGTGTTGTTGAGGGTGTCGAATAAGTCAGCGGTTGCCCCGAGGATCTGGACCCCGATCGATGTATCTGATACGTCTACGATGTTCAATACTGCTCCAGCCGGGGATATGAGTGCTCCCTCATAGAATAGTTGGCAAGGAAACTTCATGTATGGCACATACGACCCAGAGCCAATTACAAAACTGAATTGGAATGCTTGCTCGTTATGGGTCGTCCTTGGCAGGTTGATTCGCTGGGAATACGAGGCATTCCGGTCTTTCAGCTCCGCCAAATTGTTGATTTGGTAGTTCATCGCAGGAGCATCGAGAGGGAGGTCCAGTGACCAGACCTCTCCGTCAATGCCTCTCATGAGTAGTTCGTAATTCATATTACCACTGAGTTTGTTCGTCAATAAGTTGGAACTCGTAGCTAACAGTGTTCCGTGGGGCCTTAGTGTCCCAAGTTAGATCCGTATCATCTACGAGAACCCGTTGCCATACCCTGATCGAATAGTTGTACACTTGGACCAGAGGCGAGAGAGCAATCCCTTTGAGTAGATTAAAGTCGTTCTCGTCAAGTTGTTCTGCTCCTGCTTGGACTATGTTCTTAAACTCCGGAGCTAACTCGCCTCTCGTCTGTGAGGCATCGGGGTCTCTGGAATTCGCTAATACGTATTGGTCACCTCGGTCAACCTCCTGCGTATACTTCTTGTGTTGCTCAAACATGTAAGTGTCCCATCCGCCTTTCTGGTTTATCCAGCGAATGTAGAATGGGTTGCAAGGTACCTCTGTATCGACGTAACGTATATGCCATTTGTCGGAGATCGAGGGCAAATTGCGATTTCTGACAATAACGTAGTCAGCACCATCTGCCAATTCTTCATCGAACTCGAGGACAAGCGGGATGTTAATCCTGGGGGAGATCTCCATTTTCTCGAAGTATGTATTCCCCGTATACATAACATTCACTTCCATGGCTGATTGCATGTTTACTGATATCGACCCCTTAGCAAACAGGGTTAGGAAGTTAGGGTATCCAAAATACTTCTTAACATATAGTTGTCCGTCCCCGTCAGGAACCCGGTCCGTCAACACAAATCCTACGGGCCTTTCGGAGAAGTCAACGCTGTAGCCTCGGGGACAAACTCCCCGGGAGGCATACCGGACATTGAAGTTTCGTTCGCCGATTCCCCTGTATGCGTATGCCGATATGAGGTTATAGTCAATGCCAAAACCTATGCGCGAGTTAATATACGGGTATGTCCTGTTAAGATCCCGGAATCCGGCTTTAGCTAAAAAGCTGAGATCGTATTTCTTCGTCGGCCCGAATCCCGAGTCTCTGTAGATGTCGATGCTTTCAGTTAATGAGTTCGCTGCCATCACTGAACTGGGACTATAGGAGATAAAGTTTTGGCCGTAGGTCAAAGTCATGTTGTTCAGTGTGACCTTCACTCCAGCTGTCTCTCCTTTTTTCCCGGCATAAATAATCAGTACCGTATTGGGATGTCGGACGTTCTCGGTAGTCGGCACCTGAACTCTCCACGATTGATTCGGTAAAATATCAAGATCCGTAGTAGCAACTTTAACCGCCCCATGTCCTTCAGCATTTCCTTGATACAATGCGACAGTCAACGAGGTTGCTTTGTTTACACTCCCAGAGCTAAACCTGAAAGCATACCATTCCCCGGCTACCATTCTTCGAGGTATTACGAACTCTCTGAACCAGTTTTGACTCGTGCCGCCACTGTTGTCAAACACCTCGGATTGCTTGTTGTCAATGATGTTAAGCGAGATCATGTTGGCCTCATCGAAGTTCTGAGTCTTGATCTCGATCCCGGGTGTTGAGTTGTCGGTCTCAACTGGTATTTGCGAATATGCTGAGAACAGGGAGACTTCAGCCGGTTGATTGATTATTGCCATATCGCGTTATATTATATATCCGTGGTCCATATTGTTGTCGGGGACGAAAGTCTCTTCTATGAGAACCTCCATTGCCCGGTCTAAGTGTTGAGCCAAGTACTCCTCGAAGTTGTCCGCAGGAGTGTCGACCAAGTCAACGTAAATGTGATTGCGGTAAAGCTCCGAGCCTTCTCGCCTAATCTTCCATGCAGTGGCATTTCCGAATCGGACCAGGTCCTTTGGGTCCGAGAAGGTGATGCCTTTGAGCTTTGCCCACTCCATGATGATCTGTCCCAAGTTGGCGGGGATCTTGCCAGGACCTCGTCCCCGGATGAGAGTGTAGAAGTAGTTCGGGGCTTCGATCGTTCCCCAAACTGTTTCCCCTTCTCGTCCCGTCTGGACTGTTATCTGAGCATAGGTTCTGCCCGAAGCTTCCTGCCCGGCGTCCTGTGATGCCCGGATGATCTCGTCCCTCATCTGGGTGAGACCCTCAGCCAATATCTGTTCCAGTTCTACCGCCATTTGTTTCTGGGTTTGCGAGCATTGGCTTTCTGTTGAGCCTTACGCTCCAGTTCCTTGTTCAGTCGCTCACGGAAGAGGTGGCTCTGCAAGTTGGTGAAAAGGAGATTGTATACCTTTCCGTATTTCCACTCCAGGATCTCGTCCGGGTCCTTCGAGTAGTCCTTGGCCAGTGCAGTGATGGTGGCCATCTCGCCAACCACCATGGAGAATTGGGCAATGCCGGCTGCCTTTTCCTCAGCACTGGGCTCGTACTTGAGCTCAGTCTGTTCTCGCTCGATCCAGTATTTAATGCCCATGAGGACCTCATACCAGTACTCGACAATTTCTGAGGTGTTCCTCAGGCTCCATTTGACGCCAAGACATTGCATGCCTTCTTTCATCTTGTCGATGTCGGTCATCTCCTTGTCAGTGATGATCCGGCCAAGCTCTATGCGTTGGCCGAACGTCATCTGACCGCCTTGTATGTCGATTCGCTGTATCATTTTATGTAGCAGTGTTTGAGACTCCAGTAGGGCTCAGGAATGTCCTCGACTTCTACTTTACTAACGATGAACCTGAAACCCGGACCCGTGTCAGGATACGTCACACTCGACTTCTTCCACCCGTCCTCTTTGGTCCATGCGTAGTTTACAACAACGTCCCCGGTTTCATCCAAACTGAGCTGGGCAACAAAATTGTCTGTTTGCGAGATGGTGAATGCCAGTAGCGGGAGACCCATCTCATGAAACAGGGATTGGTTCCATGCCGGGGGATAGACCGGCACGGGCAAGTCCTGTCGGTCGAAGAATATAGTGTGCCCCGATAAGTCAAACCCGGGCTTTACCACTTCAAGGAGGGGACGCCAGATTTTGTCCTTGTAGGCATCCAAGCACCAGTCCTGTTTGAAAGTGAACTCCAGTCCGACACTTACTTCGTTGGCGTCGAACCGAGGAGACGGGTACAATACTCGGACAGTGTTCATGATGTCAGGGTATCGCAGTACCAGAGGAGAGGACTTGAGCAAGTAGAGGAAAGGCCGGACCATCTGCTCCTCGATTTGGTTCTTCAACTCCAGACGGCCGATGGTGGGAGAATTCTTGCTGAACTTCGTATCGCCTTTGTAGGCATCGTTGGCCATCGGCTCGAACTTGCAGAAATAGACCTGCATGATGGTACGCTGAGTGGGATAGCCCCGATATGGCGTATCGTAGTAGCCAGTGGTGGGCTCCTCAACATAGACAAAGTCGGACGACGTCTGATTGCCGTCCGAGTCTGTCACGAACCTCTCCATCGTGTCTACTTTGACGTTCAGCATCCGAGCCTGGTCACACTCAAAGACGGCCAGAGGATTGACCATCTTTACCATGTTGCGGATAATAGTTATAATATCCAGTATCATCGTTTTGCGGGAATTATGATTTTGGCGGACTTCATGCCAGTCGCCTTCGGCTTGATCTCAAATATCATTCGCATGATGAGCATGTCCAGGAAGTCTGGTGACCTGCCGAGGAGCTGCTTCATGGTGTCCTTAGAGATGAGCTCTCGCTTCTGCTCAGCGGAGTTCGTGTTCTTGGACTTGAGGACCGTCATCTCCTGCTTGATCTTCTCCTGGACCTCGGGAGAGCAGATTACGTGGATCTGACGTTTGTTGATGAGTTCTGCCAGCTTGAATGCGCACTCCGACTTGATGTTGTTGTACGTCTTGGAGTCAATGGCTGACTGTCCTCCATGAAACTCCCGGATGCCTTTCAGGTAGCTCTCCAAGTAGAACCCAAGTCCGTCAGCGTCAGAGACGATGCTGGACCGGGGGACTTTCAGACCAGTGGCCAATTTGGCGATCTTCTCCTCCATCTCCTTGCCTTCCGAGAAGCATTTGGCGATGGGGATCCGGCAGACCATGCCGTCCCAGGTTCCAACCACCCAACTGTCTCGACCTTTCCCGGCAAGGTCAGTGCTAATGAACCGATTGCCCGTCGGGAGTACGAACTCATTGCTGAACATGTCGCACACTGCATCATAGTCGACCAGCCAATTCGGATCATCGTCATACTCCCAGTTGCCAAAGACCAGTCGCTCGATCTGCGATTGAGTCAGGTTCTGGAGAAGCCCTTCAATGTATCTGTCCGGGAGAGTCTTGTTGTCCTGGGGCAGAGCTTTGACAAACCGACGCCAAGGAGGCAACTTGTTCTCTTTCCACGGCTTGTAGTAGTCCGTGTAGAGGAAATTGTTGGACGGATTGCAGGTGATGAGGAGTTTGGGAGCCAGCTTGTAGACGTCATTCTTCCATCGACCGATGGAAGCCTGGAGGTTGGTCTTCGCCTCGCGGATAAACTCGCCACCCTCTTCGATCCACCCCCGAGTCATCTGCATGGAACCGAACCTCTCATACATGGGGTCACTGGGGTTATACTTGGCATCGATGAGGTAGATGCGGCTTTTGTTGTACAACTCGAAAAAGTTGTATTGACCATTGAAGTGGTAGTAGTTCTCCGTGATGCCCCAATGGGCAAATACCTCGTAGAGGGAGGGAATAGTGTACCGGACTAAGTCAGCGGCCGTCTTACGCGCAATAAAATAAAAGGTCTCCGGGTAGGTGAGGGCATCGCCGGCTATCAAGGAACACCCGAGGTACGATTTGCCAGCACCTTTCGTGCCAGCATACAGAATGTCAGTGACCGAGTCATCAAGCCATAACCGAGCCACTTCCTTCTGCTTCTCGTTGCCTTTGGTGTCAAATTGAAGCCGGCGTCCCATTTTATTTTACCTCCATTCCTGTTATCTGTTCGAGAGTAATGCCTCCCGTCACATTGACGTTGGTCTTTCGGCCTTGAAGCACCTGGATGAGGCTGGCAGCGTACTTGCCAACCAGTGCTCCCTCAATCTGCTGGGAATTGATGGCGTCCTCGATGGTGCCACCAATTGCAGCTGCTACCGGGTCTCCCGTGAGCTCCTCATACTCAACAGGATTGATGCCAGCAAACAGCCTAAATGATTCGATGGTCATCGGGCGGGAAATGTAGACGCTGCAGTCTTCGCCATTCTTATTCTTGTGAGCCTGGGAGAAATAGTTATCCTGCATGAATTTGCAGTACTCGATGAATGCAAAGTAAAGCTCCTCCGCATCGGTGGGCTTTACAAATTCCCCGGCGTCTCGCCTTTTCTGTCCCTCCTCCATATAGGCGAGCGGACTCATTTTATATGTACTTCGTGCCATGCCTCAAATATAATCAAACCTTATATAAATTAAAAATTTATTTCTGCACAACAATCCCCGGAGCGTTTGGCCCCGGGGATCTTTAATTTATTCGCTTACGCGAATGAGGGTCACGCCGAACCACAGGAACTTGATCGAAATGCCATTCGGCCAAATCATGCCTTCATGGACCGTGGCGATGGACGGGGTCCAATTACAGTACTTGGTATTGATCTCCGAGTACAAAGCCCAGTTCTTCCCGAGCTGCTTAAAGTGTTTTGCTTTCATGCTTGTTGGGTTTTAATTTCCGTATGCGCGAGTGCCGTCCAGTATTTGTGGGTCGAGAGAAGTCCCAATTTGGCACCAGTTCTACTGACTCTGTCAGTTCTACTGACTCTGTCAGTTCTACTGACTCTGTC